ACATTCGCCTGGTTCATCATAAGCGAGATAAACATCGCGACCTCGAAATTATGTTGGATTACGCAAGGAAAGCTAAATCATAGAATTGAAAATACATATTGAATGATTCAGTGAATTATTCATTGAAAACTTCATTGTAAAATACATTGAAGTATTCAATATGTCATGGGGATCCCTCTTATTAAATTGCGCCCAACAAAAGAGAATGAAATGGGAAAACTGTTTGTAAGATTAATATTAAAACTTGGAATTGTCAAGCCTGTGGCTCACTTGACGAACGATAATATTATAAGATACCGCATGAAAAAATTAGGAATTCGATTCAAAGATATTGCACGTAAATTAAATATGAGCGAGCCTGCAATAATTATGGCAGTTAACAATAATGATATTAAAGTTATATCTAAAATTAAAAAGTATTTAAAAAACATTGAGTACAAAAGATGAAAAGTTTCAACTGGATGCCTATACTTAAAACAGGAACTTTTGTTGCAAAGAACGGCAAGAAGGTAAATTTCAGCGAAGAAGATTTAGACCGCATAATTGAGAATACAGACTTAAGCAAAGAACCACAGTTTGTAGTAGAACATCCTCATTATGATAAACTTGGTTTTGGTACAATTGCGGCATTAAAACGAGTAGGGAAATATTTATTTGCATTACCAAAAAAGGTAGACAAAAAATTCAAAGATGCCGTTAACAGAGGCGAGCTGCCCGGGCGCAGTGTTTCACTTGATGCAAAGACATTATCATTAAATCATATAGGATTTCTTCCTCCAGATGTTGCGCCTGCAGTAGATGGATTAGGAACATATAATTTTTCCTCAGGAGATTCACACTTATCTATTATGCTGCCGGGAATTGAATCACATTTTGCAGATGTAAATGATAATCATTACGAATTTGCTTCAAGTGATGAAAATAAAAAAATACAAGAAGCGCGTTCAAGTAAATACAAAATATCAATTAAAGAAAATGGGCATGTAACAAAACCAAGTGAATATTCAAATTTAGGCGACGAAGATTTTGCAGACCCGGTTAACTATAAATATCCGATTGACGAAGAGCATATACGTGCTGCGCTTAGTTACTGGGCGATGGAGAAGAATCGAAAAGATTACACGGACGACGAAATTAAAATAATAACAAAAAGAATATTAAAAGCCGCTGAAAAATACGGAATTGAAATTGACAAAGATAAGTGGGAGTTTTCAATGGAAATATCGCGCTGGCCATTTCAAAACATTAAGAATCTCTTCAGAAATCTTAAAAATGCATGGATAGAAAAATTTGGCAAAGAAGAAGCCGATAATGTATTCCCTGAATTTGATTTAGATGAAACAGGTAATCCGCCAATTATTCTTAACGATGAAAGCACAATAAATAATTTATCTACATTTAAGCGAGGAGATAATATGGGTAAAATCGATTTAAGCAAGTATGATTTCAGCAAAGTAGATCCCGAACTTAAAGCAGCGCTGGAATACTTGCAAAATGAGAACGAAGAGCTCTCTGTTAAACTACAGGATGCAACACAAACAATATCAGCAGCTCAGCTTGAAAAGAATAAAAGTGAAGTGCTCGCATTCTGTGAATCGCCGGAAATGAAGTTAAAAATACTCCCGGCCGAAAAAGACAAAATCGTAAGTCTGTTGTTGGCAGTAAAAGAAAAAGGGAATCTCGAGTTTTCCTCTTCAGATGGTACGGCAAAAATTCAATTCAGTGCATACGAGTATCTAAAAGATTTGCTGAAGCATCTGCCCGACAGGATTGAACTGAGCGAGATTGCCACAAAACAAAACGCTGGCGACAACAAGCTTACAGATTATCAAAAACTCGGAAAAGAGATTGCATCGTTCGTTAATCCAAAGAAAAATTAAACATCAGTTAAAATACAATTAAAGGAGACTAATAATGGACTTAGTAAATACTCAATCGAACAGCACAGTACAATTGTTTGCAGGCGATTTTCCGCGTGTATTACTGCCTGTTACAATTGCCTCTGGAGCTGGAGTTCTGGCAAAAGGAACCGTACTCGGTAAAATAACCGCATCAGGCAAATATACTGCTTATAATAATGGAGCCTCAGACGGCAGCGAAGTTGCAAAATTAATTCTCGCCGAAGATGTGGACGCAACCAGTGCAGATGTTAAAGCAATGGCGTATGCATCAGGTCACTTCAACGAAGCTGCATTAACTGGACTTGATGCAGCAGCAAAAAATGATTTTGAAGGTACTCCAATTTTCATAGGTAAAATAAGTTAATAAAAAAATAACGGAGAATAAAAATGGCTATAACAATTAATCCATTTGGGTTTGCGGCTTTGACCGAAGCTGTGAACCAGATGATTCCAGCGCCTTCGTTTGTAAGAGATTTACTCTTTAAACGTGAAGAAACGTTCGCTACAAAAACAGTAATGGTAGATATTGTAGTTGGCGGACAAAAAATACTGCCTCTGGTCAAACGCGGCAACCCTGGAAAACTTATGTCAAACACCGCACAAAAATCGAGTATAGTTGAACCACCGCAACTGAAACCTAAAAAATTTTTGAGTGCAGATGATCTCTTTTATACTAGAGGAGCTGGTGCGCCAATATTTGTGCCAGGCGGCAATGCAGGTGAAGACCCGATTTTGAATGCGAGAAAACAAAGATATGCAATTGAGCAAAAGGATATGTTTGATGCAATTAACAGAACAATTGAATACTTATGCTGTCTTGGATTAAGTGGTTCTTATTCAGTTGCTCAGGACGATGGAACCTGGTCAATTGATTTTGGGATGCCATCTGCAAATAAACCTATATTAACTTCAGGTGCTAAATGGGATGCCCCTACTTCTTGTACACCAATAAAAAATTTGCGTCAGTGGAAGACAATTGCACAGAAAGCTTCAGGTAAAATTCCTACGGCTGCAATTATGTCGCCAGCTACATGGGAATTATTTATCGCTGCAGATGAAGTTGTTAAATATCTTGACAAACTAAAAATAAACATTGGACAAATACAGAGTGACCCAGCTATTATATCAGCAGGTGCAGAAAAGAAGGCAAACATTGAGAATATAGACATATATGTCTACGGCGGAGTATATACAGATCAATCAGGCAGTCAACAACAAATGATTCCTGATGGTAAAGTAGCTTTGGTATCACCGAGTGCAGATCATAGATTACTCTTTGGCGGAATTGATGACCTTGAAGCAGGAACTGTTGTTGCTAAGTATTTCTCGAAAGACTGGATTGAAAAAGACCCGAGCGGTTTGTGGCTGTTAGTACAGTCGAATCCTCTCCCAGCATTTCAGGAACCAGCCGCAAACATTTATGCAACTGTAGTCTAATAAATGGGAGGCACAGCTGCCTCCCTTAAATACGGAGTTAAAGCATGGCATATTCAACAATTGACAGTGTAACTAAAAAAATTGATAAGACTATATTAATTCAGCTGCTGAATGATGAAGGGAGAAATGAATTAACAATTAATCTTGAAGATGAAACTGATCTTGTTGTAGTCCGTTTCAATCAAATTGCTGAAGAAGTTGCTGAAGAAATAGATACATATTTGCGTAGCAGATACAAACTGCCGCTGAGCAAAACATCATCAATCATTCAATCGATAAGCGACGATAGAGTTATTTACAACATTAAGAAGCGCAGATTTAGAGATGATATTTCTGAAAGCGAGCATAAAATTTATTCAGATACTACGAAGCAGTTAATGCAAATTCAACGAGGCGAATTAATTCTGGATGCAGACCCTGTATCTTCAGACACAGTAGGACTTGCTGGAGAAATACGAGTTAATAAAAACGAAAGTGACAGAATTTTCAATAAAGACATGTGGAATAAATATTAATATGGCGAAGACAAGTATAAAGGATAAGCTTTACAATGATGCATTGGTCTCTATAGATAAAATATATGAATCGGACCAATTAACTGTGGAAGAATCAATCGAAAAACTGAAAGACTTGAAAACTCAAATAGATTTGAGAATCGAATTGCTGAAAGGTTTGGAGAAACAAGAAGGGAAAAAATGAAGGCATCTGAAAATTGTTATAAAATAATAAGGGGATTCGAAACGCTGCACGACGGTGATTTGTCATTAATCGGATTGCAGCCTAAGATGTGTCCGGCAGGAATCTGGACGGAAGGTTACGGGCATGCAATAATTTACAACGGCAAACCGCTGCGAGGCGAAGAGAATAAAGAACTTGCATATAAATTGTCGCAAGTTAAAACCGAAGACGATGCGGAAGCACTGCTTAAAAAAGATGTTGAATTTTTTGAACGCGGAGTAAATAAATTATTGAAGATTCGAGTGAATCAAAATCAATTCGATTCGCTCGTGAGTTTTGCCTTTAATGTTGGTCTTAACAATTTTGAAAATAGCACATTATTAAAAAAAATAAAAGCAGGAGACTTCAAAGGCGCCGCAGACGAATTCCTTAAATGGAACAAAAGCGGCGCAAAGGTTCTTCCGGGGTTGACGAGAAGACGACAGGCAGAAAAATCTTTGTTCGAAACGCCCGTGCACGACATCTGGATTGCAGAAGAACATATTCAGCCAAAAGGATTTGAAATATTGCGAGGAGTAAAATGAGCGAGAGAACGAAAAATATAATCAAGTTGATAATAATAGCACTTAGTGCCGCATTTGCCGGCTACTTCGGAGGCAATCAGATTTATCCGCTCGTGGAAGAAGGAGTTAAAGTCGATTCGACCGTAACTGTAAAAGAAGTTAGAACGGAAACATCGAATGAATTTACTGCAGCAAAGGCTAAGATTAAAGCGCAGCTTTTAGACAGCCTTAAAGGCACAATTAAACCCGAATTAAAAGTTATTTATAAACAAAGTAAAATAAATGTTGATTCGATTTTTGCAGAAGCAAAAAGACAATATGAAAAAGAATTAAACGACAGCAAACCAAAAATATTTACATCGACGGTTGATACGAATTACGTAGTTAAGGATTCTTCTGGGAGAACACGGGACAGTCTGCATGTTGTGTCTGAATTTCGTTCGCCAATTCCTATAGCTCTTGCAAGTCAGCATTTAATCTCATTGAAGCACTATTCATACAACTACGACAGAATCATAAGTAAAAAGGTCAATACGACCAGGACAATAACAAAGAAAAGCCTGTGGAGCAATGTAAGCCCGGGTGTATTAGCAGCATACGGATACGGAATTAAGAACAAAAGCTGGGACTTTTTCATAGGCGCCGGAGCTTCGATCGATATACAAGGATTAATTAAAACATTACAAGGAGAATAGTTGTGATTTGCTTATTAACTAAGATGTAACAAAAATAAAGGAGAATAATAAAATGAAACGCATATTCCTAACACAATTAATTATAATTATACTGTTAACACCGCTTTTGCTCTTTGCAGCGCAAAATGATTCAAGCGGCGAACAGTCAATAGATTTTCAAAATCTTTTTACTTCGCTTACCGGTCTTGCGGCAGGAATTCTTTTCTTTACTTCTTATGTAAAAAAAATACTAAATACTACTGGTAATCTCACAATTGCAGTAAGCATTCTTGTCGGATTTATTCTTAGCGGCGTCGGCTATCTTTTCCACATAGGCATATTCGCATCGATTGAATGGTATTATATATTCATTTATGGATTGGCGGCAAGTATGATGGCAAACGGACTTAGTACTTGGGGTTTTATAGAACAATTACTAAAAATGTTGAAACTAAAGACACCGGGAAATGGAAGTTAAAATTGATAACATACGGGAAGCGATTAAAGTCTTCGAAGATGCACTTAACGAGGCAGTTATTGAGCTGCCTCAACAGGACAGAGTTGCTGTAGAGAGACTTAATACACTTGACCAATATAAGTTGGCTCATCCTCGCGGTGTACTTGGTATTTTGTATGGAGGTTCGACTTACGAAAACACGAGCAAAGGCAGAACATTATTGATGAAACGTTTGATGCTTATAAATGTTGCGCCAATTATAAGATTCGTTGATAATACTACTAAGCCGAGTGATAATATAATGACAATGATGCCTGCTGAATATGTTGACTTTGTTATAATTAAATTGACAGGATTAACTGTATTCAATCATTTGCCAGAATATGAACGGAAAATATATCCCATCCGTGATGAGCTTATTGACGAGCAGGATTATGTATGGAAATATCTCATAACATTTGCTGTACCGTTAGATTTAATAGAAAAAATTGATTAAAAAAAAGGATAATAAAAATGGCTAACCCAATTATATCAATACCTGGCATAAAACAAATCGCAAAGTGTAATATTGGGACACTTGCAACAACACCAGCTGGAGTAGCGCTGGTTGGAATACGCGACAAAGCTACAATGCGCTTTGTGGCATATAAAACAAGCAAAGATGTAAAAGGCAGGCAGGGAAGAAACATGGTTCAGGCTCAAATAGAATATGAGTCATTACAGCCTACAATGAAATATCTTAAATCACTATTTGATCATATAAACCTTAACTGCGATGTACAAATTATGACTGAAAAACAATCGTTCACAGCAGGAAGTGAGGATGTTTTTAAGTTCACTCAAAGCACATTTCTTTTAGGACTTGGTTTTGAATATATAATTACAATGGAAAAACGTTCAGTTAAAGAACAGCTTCGTGGTGCAGCAGATTATGATATTGTTAAAGCATTGAGAGATTCAGGTGATAGCGAGACTCCTGTTGATTTTGGTTTATCAAATGTATCGGGAGAAGATGAATCTCAAAGACGGCGTGTTAATTTTCTTGCTGTTGAATCTCCTCAAGCAACAGCGCTGTTTGAAAAAGGAGAACTCGAAGATTTTAAATATTCTATGAAAGCAGAAACATCTGAGAATGCTTATGGTCAGTTGATAGTAGATTGGATTACTCATAAAATAGAAATTACAATGCGCAATGCATCAATAGCAAAAATAGTTGAACTTCTAAATAAGAATATTGATGCTACAGTACTGATTAAACTTGGAAATAACGGTAGCTACTACGACGCATTCAACTTTGCACAAGGCTCAGTTAATAATTATGTAGAAGATGATTATGAGGATAAGCGGTTATCAAAGATTACATTTGAAGGCAAAGTAAGACCTTACGAACATCAATTTTTATTTGGTGCAACATACGGCGGGACAGCAAGTGATAATGGATTGGAAGGTGGAACTCTAAAAATTGGATATTAAAATTAAGGTGATACTATGAACAGTAATAAAACACAACAAATTGACTTAATATTAGAAAGTGTAAAAGGTGACAACAACACAATTAAAAAGGTATTAAAAATACCTTATACAGATTTTAATAATGATGCGGCACTGCGGATTTATAATGATAAGAATGCACTGGTATTTTATGCATCTACAAGACTTATGCAAATTATTAAAACGAATGGCGGTTATGAGATTGACGTAACATCAACGGGAAAAGAATTCCTAAATAAACGATATGAAATTACTGAAGTGGTAACAAAAAGAATTGTTTGTAAAGGTATAATAACTGATAAAAAAAATAGCGAAGTAAAAAATACAAATAAAAAAGATGATGCCTGAAAACGAAGAACTAAAAATAGAACGCAAGCTGTACATAGTAGATGGGATGAAAGTATATCTGTGGGACGATTTCAACTTTGAAGAGAAGGAATTTATAGATAAAGTATTAGATAGATTAAATGGTCAGGGAAGCAGCGTAACAGGAAGTTTTACAAACGAAGAGATGATAAAAATATTGTCAATCATTCTGAAAAACGAAAACGGCGAAGAAGTAGATAAAAGCGTTATAATGAAAATACGCGAGAGTCAGCAGGTAAAAATATTGGCGGATTTTTTTTTAATGAGAGCAATGTTAGGATCTATTACAACAGAATTTTCAAAGAACTTTATGAACGCGAAAAAGATGCAGCAGATGAATATGATGAATTGAGAGGTTATACTGTAAAATATATTAAGAATAAGTTAATAAAAAACGAAACAGAAGAAATAATTTATATCTTATCAGAAGGAGATGCAGCAAAAAGAAACTTGCTGCTTAAAACTAAACGCAGAGTAATATTAGATTATTACTATCAACTAAGATTGCGCAGATTAAACGAATTAATAGAAACTATAGCCCAATTGAAACAAATAAAAAGAGATAAATAATATGGCAGCTACAGATGTGCTTGAATTTAAATTAACTATTGATGGTAAAGAAGCAATTGCAGTGCTTGACCTTACAAAAGGTGAATTTGTTGAGCTTAATGACGAAGTGAAAAAAGTTAGTGGTTCTTTGCAAACAGCATTTGATAAAATTACAAAAGATGCTACTGCTACTAATACGCAGCTCCAGAATACTAATGTACAAGTTAAAGGATTTAACGCATCCACGCAGTCTACAATTCCTGGTGTCAACAATATGACGCTGGCAATAAGCCAATTCGGCTGGGTGCTCGGCGATGCAAATATGTTCCTGGTAAATGCTCGTATGGGTATGATGTCGATTGCAAACAATATCCCAATGATAGTACAGGCATTTACTCAGGCAAGACAGGCAGCTCAAGGGCAAGTTACAGTTATGCAGCAATTAGCTGCTGCTATTTCAGGCGGCGGAGGATTATTACTGGGTATAAATGCATTAATGTTTGTAATGCAGTTATTACCGTCGCTATTTGACGACACAACTAAAAAAGTAGCTGAACAAACAGATGCAATAAAGACATTGAAAGAAAAGTATGCTGACTTAACTAAAGAACAACTGAATAATTATATAACCGCTAGAGAAGAGGAGCTGAGAAAATTAGAAGAAAAATATCCATCAACAAGAACAATTGTAAGCGGTACTGGATTTAGCCAGAGAGAAATTACTTTAACAGAAAAAGAAAGATATGGCAGTGACTATGAAAGATACCAACAATTACAAAATGAACTTAAAGCATTAAAAGAAACCGAACGCGACTTAGGTAAAATTGAAAATATACGTAATAGAATAAAATTAAATCAAGAACAATTGATTAAAATGAATGAAAACGAAGCCAGTCCCTTTTACTGGAAGAATCTGGTTCAAACCGCAAAAAGCTATGAAGAAGCTCGTGAAACAATGGAAAAATGGATAGAAGCTGACGAGAAATTTGTTAACAGACACAAAACAACTTCAGAGGAATTGGATAAAGCATTCAAAAAAGCAGAAGAGGAACTTGTCCTTTCGCAGGAACACGCAATTAAAATGCAGCAAATTGAGAACGATAACGACGCCATTATACTTGAGATGAAAAAACAGCATCTTACCGTGCGTATTAAATTATATGAAAAATACGGCAAAGATGTTACTGCGTTGATGTATGAGCTAGTAGAAACCGAAGCTGCGCTGCAGAAGGCTCTTAAAGCACCAGACATCAACGCCGACACGGGAGAACCAGAAGACATAATTTTACAGAACTACAAGAATAAAGAAGAATACGAAAAAGATTTTCAGCGGAGCCAGCTTGATACCTGGTATGCAGCTGAAGATGAAAAAATAAAAGCATACGAAAACTATAACGAACTTAAAATTGCACTTGATGAAGAATATGCAAGGCGCAAAAAAGCTCTTGAACAACAATCAATTATAAATACATTGACACAAACATCACAACTACTTAGTCAATTGGCAGGTTTATTTGGCAGACATACAGCAGCTTATAAGTTGCTTGCTGTAGCACAGGTATGGATTGAAACATATAAAGCAGTTGCTGCTTTATATGCACCGCCTCCTATAGGTGTAGGACCTGTACTGGCTCCATTTATGACTGCTGCTGTTATAGGGATGGGTGCAATGCAGGTTGCAAACATAATGAAACAAGATACAACAATGAAAGGTTATGCGCGCGGCGGTGCTATTGTAGGAGAGTATGGTCCAGAGATTATCGCACCTGCTGAAGATTATGCAACCGGCATGGCAGAACTTATAAATAGGACTGTAAATGAAGTTAGAAATTATTTGATATTAAGTGGTAATGACAGCAGCAACACTGCATTGATGAAAGAAATACAGTTATTAAGAAACGAAATACGAGAGCTTGCATCAAGACCTGTTAGAGCATATCTCGATAATGATGAAGCTGTAAAGATAGGACAATACTATGATTATGAACAGAGGACGAGCAGATGATTATAAAATTCAGAAACGGGATAAACGGAACACCGGAAACATGGTCGCCTCCTGCATTTGTATACAGTCTGGGGAGTATTAAGCGCAGGATTGAATCCAGAAATCCCGGCGAAGCAGGAATTATTGTATATGATAAATTAAACTTGACACTTGAATATAAACAAGGGAATAATCCTGTTTATAATGCATTTAGCGGCGATTTAAGTTCTGTTCAAAGGTATATTATAGAAATATTTGGAATTAAATCTGACAGGTCAGAAACTAAAGTATTTGAGGGACTTGTTGATTTTTCAAGTATAGAGTGGGCAGATCTTGAAAATAAAATTAGTTTTAGTGTATTAGATAAATTGTCATCATTAAATCTAATTGCACAAACAGAATATCAGCGTGAATCTTTAATATTTGGTTCAAGAGTAGATGCATCAACACATCATGTTTATATGTATTCTGGACGAGGCAGTAATGGACAATATCCAGGACATGATTGGAATGCTTTTGGTAATTGTGGGGATGAGTCAGTAATTGTAAGTTTTCAGGAAGATACATCATTATACTGGGGCTATCCTATAACTCAAACACAATTGATTGTAAAACGCGGTGAGACTATTGAAGATATAATAGGTAAAAAATGGTTTGTTAGAGAAGCATGGTTAAGCGAAGTCCCTCAAACTATTGCTAATACAATCGGGTATTATGTTAATGCTACTTGGGTAAGATTAATAGAAGTGCAAGATACAGGATTTAGAGCATTTGGACTTGATAATCTTATTTATACATCAAAGTATTATAATAATGATGAGGAATATATTGATATAATAGGAGATGTTGATGCAAATGGCAGGTATCCGGTTATTGCCTTCGATGCACTAAAAATAATAGAAGCTATTGTTAAAAAAGTATGGAGTAATATAAATTTTATTAATAAAACAGGCGAAAATACTTTCCCTATTAATCTTAGTTATTATACACAACTTGTAGACGAAAATCCTTTAGGAATGCATCCTCTGGATGCTTTAAAAATGTTAGCTGCATCAATGCAGTGTTATGTTTTTATTAATAAAGCAGGGGAACTTGTACTGCAAAAAAAGAGCACTATAAGTAATAATCCAATACGAAATTTTACAGATATAAATAAAAAAAACGGCAAGAAAAAATATTTTTGGGATAAACTTGTGGATGCAGTAACAGTAAAGGTAAACAGCGGGAAGCTGGTTGACGGGCAGCCTCTGGTTGGGACAGCGACGATTAAAAAGTATCCAGGTATCGAACCGCGCAACGAACTGAAACTCGAAATTGTGGCTCCGAATAATATAGAAATTACTCAAGCCTCTCTAGACCTCTACGCAGCACAGGTGGCAAACGATGTGATGAATTTTTACGGTAAACGTCATTATTATTATAATTTAACTGCAAGGCTTACAGATGATATGTATGAATGGGAACTACTAGATCAAATAGAAATCGACGGTGAAAGATATTTTATATTGAGTGCTGAGATAGATGAAGTGAGAACGCAGGCAACGTTCGAACTTGTTAGTGTAAATGGATATGATTACGACTTCGAGCAGGCGCGTGCGGTGATGAGCAAAGAAAAATATCAATCTTCTTCAACATTAACGCCTACGTCATCGGGCGCAAATAATATTATAATAAATCAGAACATTCTGCCTCTTCGCGTTAAGTCTTTCAATTACACGATGCTCGGACAAAGCAATATAAAAGTAGTAGATGTAAGCGAAGGCGAGATAGTAAAAACCTTTACGATAAAACTTTCTACGCCTTTTTTGACTGATACAATAGCACAGTTCAGGCTTTACGATTCTTCCGGGACGCTTTTCACGATTGATAAAATTATGGGCAAAATGAAAACAGTCATGGAACCCGGGCAGGAATTAACATTGAAAAAAATATATACCTCAAACGATACAATATATCTCGAAATGCTGCCGGGAGCTCAGCAGGCGACCCAGGGCGAAGGCATG